GGTTAAAAAAGATATTGCAAAAAATATTAATCCAAAGACTCAAAACTTAGTTGAATTAAATAATTTGTTGTTAAATTTATTCGAAGAAAAAAAATTAGTTGGATTATCCTTGAAAAAAATTGCATCTAATAAATCTGCTAATTTAAAGTTTGTTAATATTGATATATCAACGATGAGATTGGGTGATATTGAAAAATACAAAATGTCAGATATTTCTTTTGACTTTGATAATATTTCTGTGGGGGATAAAGTGACCACCTATATTAAATTTGGAAGTCAGAGTGACTATTCTATAAACATAACAAGAGCAGGGCAAAATTTAAGTTTTAATACTTCTATTAAATCTACGCCTGCTGCTCAAGGTGGACAGGCACCTGTTAAAATGGTAGAGAATCTCATGAAAAAGAACGGTAGTGGAATAACATTTGTCAATGATCATAATAAGTATCCACAATCTTACTCAGAATACATTGATGAATCCGATAAGTATTTGAAAATGTATGAGTCAGTAAAAACATATTTAAATAAAAATGTAAAATACTCTGAGTTTAAAGACAACCTTTCTTCTGCTTATGAAAAAGACAAAAGAAATGCTGTTGTTAAGTTGATGACTTTAAATTTCTTTTATGATGCACTAAAAAATAATTCAAAAAATGTAGAGTTTTGGACAGACATTTTATATCTTGGTATGAAAGTTGGTGATAGATTTGCTCCACATGCAAAGATTTCATAATAAACACTTAATAGGAATAACCGAATAAAAAACTACGGGGTTCAACACCCCGTTTTTTATAAGATGTGCTACTATATACTACGGATGCCTTCGGGGTCCACAAAACACAAACTCGCTTTTAAAGGAGCTAAGAATCATGGGAAACCTTGCACGGTATACTGTTGCGGACCTACCTGCGTTGATGGAACGCATAAATAGGAATAGTATTGGTATGGATCAATACTTTGACAAATTGTTTACTCTACAAGAAACACAGTCAAATTATCCGCCATACAATTTAATTCAAGTTAGTAGCACAGAGTCGCTCCTTGAATTAGCACTAGCAGGATTTAAAAAAGAAGAAGTTAATGTCTACACGCAAGACGGAAAACTCTTTGTCGAAGGACAAAGGGGGAATATCGAATCAGAAAAAACATATGTCCATAGAGGAATGGCTCAACGATCTTTCACCAGAACTTGGACACTGGCAGAAGAAACGGAAGTTAGATCAGTTGTATTTGAGGATGGGTTACTAAGTATCATACTTGGTAGAATTGTACCAGAGCATCACAATAAAAAAATCTGGTTCTAAATAGTAACGAATATCGTCGCCGCAGAGGGGCAACTGGCACAATCCAGTTGACGCCCCTCTTTTTTCTTGCTATAATGTATTCGAGATGTATTGACCTATGATCAAGTTAGCAGTATTGAAGTCAGGTGAGGATGTCATCGCAGACGTTAGTGAAATGCTAATGGGAGAGCGTGTGATCGGATACACATTCAAGAATCCTGCCACAGTAAGATTTCTAGATCCTCAGGCGTTGTATGAACGTCGAGACCTAGATATTGTTTTCGCCCCATGGATTCCTCTGACAAGTCAGAAAGAAATCCCTGTTGCCCCAGACTGGATTATAACTCTGGTCGATCCCATTCCACAAGTTACTCAAAAGTATAAAGAAGGTATTAAAGATGATCAAACTTCTAGTTCTGACAAATCAGATTCTGATCTCACAGATTGAAGAGGTGGGTTCTGAATTAGGAGAACCAGACTGTAAGTTGATTGAACCCTATGTGGTAGAATCAACTGGTATTGTTCCTTGGTTGATGGAGCATACTATTCAAAGCGAATTTATGATTAGTTCTGACAAAGTTCTGACAATGGCAGAACCAAATAATCAACTACTTGAAAAATACAAAGAAGTTCTTTCTTGATGAGATTCTACACTAACGTTCAACTTGTTGGGAACCAATTTCTGGTTCGTGGTTATGATAATGGTGAGAGCTTTTCTTTAAGAGAAGAGTATCTCCCCACACTCTTTGTTGATAGCAAGAAGGCAACATCCAAGTATAAAACCTTGGATGGTAAAAAAGTAGAACCTGTCCAACCTGGATTTGTAAGAGATTGTCGCGACTTCCTTAAAAAGTATGAGGGAGTTGAGGGATTCAATATCTATGGTAATGAGCGTTACATCTATCAGTATATCTCTGATAAGTATCCTCAGGAACATATTGAGTTTGATATCTCAAAGATCAAACTTACTACACTTGATATTGAGACCACCACTGAATATGGATTCCCTGATATTGAGTCCTGTCGTGAAGAGATACAAACGATCACGATTCAGGATTACACCACTAAGGAAATTATAACGTGGGGAGTTCACCCATTCTTAGTAAAACAGCGCAATGTAACGTACATTCAGTGTCTCGATGAACTTGATTTGCTTAACAAGTTTATCTGTTATTGGGAAAACAATCCACCTGAGGTCATCACTGGATGGAATCTTCAACTGTTTGACATCCCATACATCGCTGGACGCCTCAGGAAGGTGCTTGGTGAGAAGCGTATGAAGAGACTGTCTCCTTGGGGTCTAGTGACCGAGAAGGAAGTCTATATCAAAGGTAGAAAGCACCTATCAATTGATATTGGTGGTGTGACTCAGTTAGATTATCTTGATTTGTATAAGAAATTTACATATAAGGCACAAGAATCATATCGTCTAGATCACATTGCGAATGTTGAGTTAGGTCAGAAGAAGTTAGATCACTCTGAGTTTGATACTTTCAAGGATTTCTATACTGGCAACTGGCAAAAGTTTGTTGAGTACAACATCAAAGACGTAGAACTTGTTGACCGATTGGAAGACAAGATGAAGTTGATTGAGTTGGCACTCACAATGGCATATGATGCTAAGGTAAACTTTACTGATGTGTTTTATCAGGTAAGGATGTGGGATGCTATCATCTATAATTACCTTAAAAAGAAAAACATTGTCATTCCACCCAAGGTAGGTGCCAAGAAAGATGAAAAGTATGCTGGTGCATATGTCAAAGAACCCATTCCGGGTAGCTATGATTGGGTAGTTTCTTTTGACTTGAATAGTCTGTATCCGCATTTGATCATGCAATACAATATCTCACCAGAAACTCTGATGGATGAACCACATCCACGATGTTCTGTTGATAAGATTTTGTCTGGTTCCTTTATTGCTGATGGTCGTTATGCCACAGCAGCAAATGGTGCTATGTATCGTAAGGACAAACGTGGATTCTTGCCTGAGTTGATGGATAAGATCTATCAAGAACGCACGATCTATAAAAAGAGGATGCTAACTGCTAGCCAGAAGATAGAAAACTTGTCGGATGGTGAGTGGCATCTTAAATCAGAGTTAGAAAAGGAAGTGTCTAGATGTAATAACATCCAAATGGCACGTAAAATTCAACTTAACTCTGCTTATGGTGCCATTGGTAACCAATATTTCCGATATTATAAGTTGGAAAACGCTGAGGCAATTACTTTATCTGGTCAAGCATCAATCCGATGGATTGAGAATAAGATGAATGATTATCTAAATAAACTCTTGTCTACACAGGAAGAGGATTACGTCATTGCATCCGACACTGACTCAATTTATCTTAACCTCGGACCTCTTGTTACTAAATTTCTTGGTAATAAGTCTGGTGATAAGGTTAAAGTTGTGGAATTACTTGATAAAATCTGCCAAGATAAATTTGAACCATTCATCGAGAAGTCTTACCAGGAGTTGGCAGACTATGTTGCGGCATATGAACAAAAAATGGTGATGAAACGAGAGAACATCGCTGATCGTGGTATTTGGACAGCAAAGAAACGATACATCCTTAATGTTTGGAACAGTGAAGGTGTACAGTATGCTGAACCTAAACTAAAAGTTATGGGTATTGAAGCTGTCAAATCATCTACACCTGCTCCTTGCAGAAAGATGTTGAAGGATGCTTTCAAAATTATGATGACCGGTAGTGAAGATGATGTGATTAACTATATCGATAAGTGTAGGTCCGAGTTTA